GTTGAGCAGGCGTCTGGTGATGAGCGTGTTGATTGGAAGGCGCAGGCTATTCAGGCGCAAACTCGTCTTGAAATGCTTGAGGAAATGCGTCAACAACAGTATGCGCAACAGGCTGCTGCTCCGCAAGTTGATGAGGTTACACAGTTGCGTCAACAAATTCAGGAGAAGCGTCAGTCGATGCCTGAGTTGGATGATAAGAATCCTCAAACGTTTTGGGAGCGTGAGCGTATTAAGGAGGAGGTTGACCAACTTCAGGAGCAGTTGGTTGAGGCTCGTATTCGTACGCAGGAACGCATGCTTGCGGAGCAGCACACGACGGGTGTGGTGCAGCAGTACAAGGCTAAGTTTGCAAATAGTGCTCGTTTTCGGGCTATCGAAACGCAGTTCAATAATGCGGTGTCTCAGTTGGAACCACATCTTCGTGGTAACCAAACCATGCTGGACATGATTCGAAAGAATTTGGAGTATGACGTTATGGCTAAGCAGGGTTCTCAACCTAAGGCTCCGCCTGCCGCTCCGAGTCAGGGTTACAACTCTGGTGCGGTGGGTCGTCGTCCGCAGCGTGGTGTTCAGTGGCGTAATGCTGAAGACCAGGCGGTGGGTGAGTACTACATGTCTCGCGGGATTATTAATAGCCCGGAGGAGTTTTATGACCCGCGTTTTAATGAGAATAGTCCTACCGCGAATAATAATGGGGTGGCTATTTATGACATTCCGCAAACTAAGAAGGGTTGGAGGAAGTAAGTATGCCTAAGTCTGCTGCAACTGATGCAAGTTCGGCTAGTGACAGTAATGAGGCTGCGAAGGCAACAGTCTCTAAGTCTCCTGGTATTGACCCGCGTGATGAGGCGCTTGCAAATTTTAAGGAGTTTCGTGTTGGTTCGCTTGGTCAACGCATGGGTCCGATGGATGAATTCCTTCGTGTCAACAACCTGCCCGCGGACCGAGTGGTTACCTGGGCCACGGACCCTCGCATCGATAATGGTCGGCATTTGTCGTTTATTAAGGGCCTTGGTTTCCGCCCTGTTGAGATTGATGAGGTTACTACAGACCCTAATAACCAAACCAAACTTGTAGTAAATCAGTTTGAGGAAGGTCCGCACCGCATGGTAACTCTTGGTGGTGGGGTCCTGATGATTGGGTACCGCCAGTACCGGGATGAGCGGCGTAAGGCGCAGAAGGAGGAGATGGAGCGACGTGTTGACGTTGAAACCAGCAAGTTGGATGATATCGGCATCGAACAGCAGGCCAAGTCGAGGCGTGCTGATTTGACGGAGGTTATTGGATGAGCGTTCGCTTTGTTGGTCCATATCAAACGATGGGTCCGGTGGATGTTGATTCTTCCGCAACGATTGCGCGTGGCGATTTCGTCACTATTTCGAGCGGAACCGTTTCAGCAATCTCGCTTGGCTCAAACACTAATCTGGCGGTTGCCCTTGATGGGTACCCGGACACGGAATACGAGGGCACCAAGACTCAGGTTGACCTTGCCCTGCTGGGTGAGGACACTGAGATTGAGGTTCCGTTCGTTACCGCTGACTCTGCTGGCATTGAGCAGACCGATATCGGTGGAGGCGCTTACCGCCTCGAGGCCGACGGTGATGTCGATATTGACAGCACGAGTAACGGTGTGTTCACTATTCGTCGTCTTGGCCGTGAAACCTCACTGGGTGACACGAGCGGATTTGTCGTTGGCGTCGTGAGTGACGCTGCGGCCTTCTAAGGAGGAGTTAGATGGCAGGCGCGCCTCTCGCTCAAAACTTTGACGCTAAACTCCACCGCGCGGTATGGAGCAAGATTAGCCGCGAAGGTCTGGAGTCCATTCCCCGTGTTCACCAGTCGTTCCTTAACGTTATGCCGTCAGGCAACGCACTGGAAATGGAAGTCATGTACAGCGGTCTTCCCGCTGTGCCCCGCGTTGCTAGTGACACGGTAGCAACCCCGCAAGTATCTTTCGAGATTTCCCCGAAGGTTATTTACCGTCACCACGAGTACCGTTACCAGTACGTGTACACCAAGGTCGCTGCTGATGATGACCAGTACGGCATTATTACTGACGTGATTGGCACGATGGGTGAAGGTGCTGCGTACCGCATGGAGACCGTCGCGGCGGAACTCTTCAATAACGGTACGGACGCTAACGCCTACAGCACGTGGGACGGCAAGGCCATCTTCGCTAATAACCACGAACTTGTTGGTAGCACCGACACGTACAGCAACATTACGGCAGCCGGTGGCCCCACGTACGCCACCCTTCAGGTTATTTACTCGTACTTCAAGCGAGTTCTCAATGACCAAGGCTTCTGGACGCCTGTTGAGATTGAGTCGATTCACGTCTCCCCAGAACTTGCTCCTCTGTGGCGCCAGATTCTGTCGAGCAACTCCGCTTACGACCGCCTTGCTTACACGAGCGGTACTGGTGGTGGTTCCTCGTACAGCAACACCACGAACGACAATGAGGGCATCACGAACATTTACAGCAGCCTCGGCATGACCCCGGACAAGGTTATTGAGAACGTGTACCTGACCGGCACTGAGGATACGTACGTGATTGGTCGTGACAAGAAACTCAACATGTACGTCCGCGAGGCTCCCAACACGGATACGTACAACCTGGATGACCCGAAGGCAATTGCGCACCGTATTCAAATGCGCTTCTCGGTTGGTGCGACTGACGCCCGCCGTGTCCTGAAGATTCCTGGTAGTTAAGTTCTAGGCCCCCGGATTTCCCGAGGGGAAACTAAGGGGCTGGCCTTCCGGGGCTGGCCCCTTTCTGAATGGAGTAGCCGTGACGTTTGGTGAGGCGCGAACAATTTTGCGTAATGACGTGCTGGCCGAGGCGAGTACGGATTACTACTCTGACGCTGATTTGTTGGGTTATTTGCAGCGGTCGGCTAAAGAGATTGCCATGAATTTTGGGTTTCCTACCGCGCTTGCGTCTGTGAATGTGAGTGCGGATGATTTTACGTTTGATTTGCCTGCGGATGCTGCGAACATTGATTTGAATGAAGTGTCGTTTGATGGGTTTGCTTTGACGCTTGCGCCTCGTAGACGCATTTTGGGTGCGGTGCAGCAGGCTAGTCTTGGTTTGCCTCGTTACTATAATTGGGAGCCTAAGCGTGGTGGGCAGGTTGCGTTTGCGCCTAAGGCTCCGCGTGATGCTGTAATTTCGTTTGAGTATGTGAAGGAGTACACTCCGGGTGATGAGAATGCTGAGGTTTGGGATGGGTTGTTTCCTGCGTACCATGAGATTGTGGTTTATCGGGCTGCTGTTAAGGCGTTTGAGGCTAGCCTTGAGGTTGACCGTAGTCAGTATTGGTTGACTCGTGAGCAGAATGTGTCTCAGGAGTTCTCGTTGTTCTTGAATGAGACGCCGTTGAATAAGGCTATTGCGCAGGAGGTGGCTGAGTCGTGACCGCTGCTGAATTGATGGAAATGGTGCGTGTCTTGACTGGGCAGACAGCGTTAACGGATGCTGTGTTGCTTCAGTTTCTTAATGTTGCGCAGGAGGATGTGAGTCGTGAGATTCGTGCGCCTACGCAGACCGTGATGTATACGGGTATTGATGCGGTGGGTGTGCTTGATTGGCCTTCTGATGCGCGTGAGGACGGCATTCTGCGTGTGTATGCCTTGTCTCTTGATGAGGATGGGGATGTTGTTTCTAGTGATGAAATTCCGGTTTGGGATTTTAATACGGCTAGTGTGTATGAGCCGGGTTGGACGCTTGTGCAGCCTGCGGATGTGGCTCGTTATATTGTTTGGGACCCTACGGCTGAGGTTGCTACGCCGTACCCGGTGCCTCCTCCTGATAGTTCGCATGTTCAGGCGTTCCGCATTAATTATGTGGTGCGTCCTACGAAAATGGATGCGTTGGAAGATGAGCCGTTTAATGGTCGGCTTGAGTCGTTTCATGACATTCTTGCGTACCGGGCTGCTTACTTGTTGACTCGTGATGGAAACATGGCGCTTGAGTATGACCGTAGGTTAACTGCGGCGCGTGGTGCTAGTATGCAAGGGATTATGACGGCTAAGAATCCTCTGTATACACGCACGGTTGTGCGAGGAGGGAGAGGTTAATGATTAACAATAAAGAGTTCATGAAGGGTTTTTTGCAGTATTTGCAGTCGTATTACGGTAGCGCATCTGGGTTTAGTTTGATGAATGATATTGCGCCTATGTACCCGAATCAGCCTCGCTTGAATTTGTTTCAGGAGGCGAGTGTGGAGATGGAGCCTCCA